CTTATTGAAGTCGTTATGGAAAGACGAAAAAGAAGAAGAGCTTAACGAGGCCCGGCGTGTTATCAAGAAACGCCGGGACATAGTAGAGACGTTTAATAGTATTCAGTTCATAAGGTAGAAATGGCAAGGGTAATCGACGTTGACGCATACCGGCGGGCACGGCAGCTCTATATTGAGTTGAAAAACATGAACCTGGTGTCGGACAAACTCCGACAGGAGGGATATGCTACTTATGGGCGGTCTACACTTTTCCGCTGGAAAGCGGAAGCCCTCGAAGAGGGCGACGACTGGGAAGCGGCGGCCGAGAAATTCGACAAGGAATATGTCAAGGCGAAAGCCCAACTCCGGGGGTTCAATGAACAGTGGGCGCTTCGACTGGTAGAGGCCGCCGAAAAATTCATCGAAAAAATAGGGGTAGAACCGAAACACGTTGACGCGAATGCATTAACAAAACTTCTTAACCAGGCCGAGCGCCTTCGACAGGCACAGAATAAATCAAAATATGGAGAGAGCGAGGTAGTACGGGAACTCTTTGATCTGTTAACCGCTCACCCTAAGATAGGTCCGTTGGTCCGCCAGGAATGGAAGACTCTCCTGGACCGGCTCGATAAACGGATGAAGGACAAGGAGAGGGAATAATGTCGGACGGCCTTGATTCAATAAAAGAGAATCTCGAAGATATAGGCCGAGGGCTTGTCTTTAAGGACTGGGTCCTGTCCCAGGGGGTCGTATTAAAGGGAATTCCCTTTTCCTTTCAGGGGCATGAGGAACTTGAGCAGATATACGACGATATGTCCCGCCGAATTGTTATCCAGAAAGCGACCCAGATGGGCCTATCTACATGGGCAATCCTTTACCTGTTCTGGCGGGCGGCGGAGAGATCAGCTAAGGGTATGTATTTCGGGCCGTCTAAAGAGGGATGGATTAAAGCTTTTGTAAAAGACCGGGTCCACCCGATCATTGAAGATTGCCCGGCAATTAAGAAACGCATTCATAAAACAAACTCGACACTATTAAAACGGATAGGAAGCTCCTCTATCCATTTCAAAGGATTAAAAACAAAGGCCGATGTTACCTCCGTTGATGCCGATACGGTTGTGATCGATGAAGTTGACATTGTAGACCAGGACAACAAAGAGGAAACAAGGACACGTGTAGGACACTCCGCCGATCCTGTCCAGGTTCAACTCTCAATGCCGACCTCTCCCGGTCATGGAATTAATAACGCACTGAATAAATCAGACCAACACTTCCGGCTCTTAAAATGCCCGGCCTGTGGAAAATATAACAACCCGGTCGAAGATTTTCCCAAATGTCTTATGCCCAGGGACAAAGAGGGAAAACGGCGATACCTGGGATGCCGGTATTGTCAAGCCGAATTGGACCCACACCTGGGCGAATGGGTCCCGAGATATCCGGGTAAAAGCGTAAGGGGATACCAGGTCTCCCGTTTGACGACCACCCGGCCCCCCATCGAGCATGAGAACGTTGCTACCGAGATATGGGAACTCTGGACATCGGCGGAGTATTCACATCAAAAGAAACTCGTTATGAATGCCGATGTAGGTATGCCGTATGCCGGGGCGCTTGAACCGATTACAGACCTGGTACTTACGATGAACCAGGGGTCTCATGGTTTATACTCCATCTATCCCGGTCCGAGTTTCCTGGGATACGACCAGGGGGATATACTTCGGGTTGTTGTCGCTCATTTTGAGTACGATCAACTGGTTGTCCATTGGTTTGAAGAGACGACAAATTTCGACCGTTTAGACGAATTAATGGTTGACCATAACGTCTGGTTTGGCGTTGGAGATGCAATGCCGAACAAACATTCGGCAAAGACCTGGGCGCTCCGAAACAACGGTTATGCAGCGGTCTGTTATTTCTCCGGGGCGGTTGGGGAATTAAACGAAGGAAAAGAGGAAAAAGACGGGACGGAGATCAAAAAATACTCCGTCGATAGGGATGAAAGCCTCGATGAAATGGTCGAAGATATACAACAGAACAGGCTCATCCTTCCCGCCCGTAACTCCGGGGACATTATGGAAACAGTCTGGGAGCATTGCCGGAACCTGGTTAAAGAGAAAAAGAAAAAGGCCGATGGCAGTGAGACGCTGAGCTATAAGCATAATGAGAATCACTTCGGAATGGCATTAAACTACCTGCGAATCGCCACGAAGATTTCAACCATGGTGCCGTTGGGCTTACCTCTTATCCCCTCCGGTGCGTCATTTTACGATAAGGGAGGTGGCCGTGATCATTAAGTGGGGGAACAAAACCCTTTGGGGGAAAACGGCGTCAAGATCAAATAATAACGGCCCCTCCCGGGGGCTATTACCCGAAGGCGGGCGAAGTTCTAAAGAAGTGACCGGCACATCCTTATTAGGCGACCTGACCGCACTTCACGGGCTTTACGACTTTTTGAATCCTTACATCCCAATCGAAGTATTAAAATATATCACTCTACTCTCGGTAATTAACCCCGACCTGTCCCAGGCACGAAAGAACGCCATGAGGCTGGGAAACAACGGGCATAAGGTCCTTATAAACACGAAGAACCCGGGGAGCCGGATCGTTAAGGCCGCTCAAGAGCGTATAAACGAGCGAGCCCCTCACCTGTGCGAACATACCCACGGGGTTGACGGACTTTTTAATTTACTCTTCAATCAACAAATGGTGGGCGGTCCGATCTCCGCCGAAGCGGTGATCGAAAAGGGATTCAAAGGAATTGAAAAGGTCGTAATGGTCCCGACCTCGACGATCAGGTTCAAACTCGAGGACGGGCGGTACAACGCATATCAAGTTTTAGGGGAGGTCGGCGGAAATATCGCGGGCATTCTTTTGAACCGGCTTACATACTCCTATATCGCCACCGACCGGATGGAACATTCGCCTTATGCTCTCCCCCCCTTTATCTCCGCCCTGGAACCCCTGGTCATTCAAAAGGACATATTCCAGAACATCCGCTATATGGTCAAGAAACTCGGCCTGTTAGGACTAAACGTCGTTAAGGTAAAGCGCCTGCAACGGGAGAGAAACGAATCGCAGGAGAAATGGATTGCAAGAAACCAACAATTCATTAAAGAAGTCGCCCAGGGGCTGAGCGCGAATTATTATAAAGGAATACTGGTCTTGCCGGATGACCAGGAACTTGCGAATCATTCACTCACGGGAGACGCCCGGGGAGTAAGCGATATCGTGAGAATGATCGAAGAGCAAGTCTTTTCCGGCTTGAGCCAGGACCCGGCCATGGCTGGGCGGAGTTACTCGACAACCGAAACATATGCGGGCGTTGTATACCATACACTACTCGCTCAGTTAGGAAATATGAGGCAAGCGATAAAACGCTTTATGGAAAAGGTTTATATGCTGGATTTGTGGTTATGCGGCATCCCCGTTGACGGCGTCTCCCTTCAATTCAAGGCCGATAAACGTTTAAACCCAAACTCCGAGACCCTCGCGGACCGATATCATCTTATGAATAGCCTTGATAAAGCGCGGAGTGGGATGGTCTCACCCGATGCCGCCGCCCAGGAAGAGGGGTATTCTGAGTTTTATGACATTAAGAAGCTTGAGAACGCCCCTGTTTCACCGGCCTCGATGTCCGGTCATGTCACGGAGTTCGATTTCGACCGGGGCCTCGGGCAATATGTCTTTGTCCGGCATTCGATTAACCTCGATCGATACAAAGGAGATGACGACCGGAAAGATGACGATAAGAAGGCCAACAAGGTAGAAAGGAAACTCCAGGAGTGGGTAACGAAAGCCCTGACAAAAGAATTTCCCTTTTTTGAGGGGCTAAAAGCCCGGGAAGTAATTGACTGGGCCGTTGACTTTGCCCGCGACAACCTTGAGGAGATATCACAGGACTCAACCGTTTTTTTTGAGGCCATCCGGGAACACCTGAAAGAAATCCCGGCATACAAAAACATCCTGAAAGATAAGGGCTATAAAGAAGCTTCTAAGAAAACGACCTTCGATGCCGCCCGGTATTTCAAGGAAATCGATCTCTCCGTCTTCGGCGATTATAAGCCGAAAGTCGAAATCCGTTTCGGCGACGGCGATAAAAAAGCCGCCGAAATGCACGAAGCGGTAAAGCGATTGTATGCGAGCCGTTTCCTGGACGATAAGAGCTTCGGTACTGAGATGAGGGCGTTCGCGGAAGATTTTTTTAAGAAAGGGGAGTCCGTACAAAACGGCTGGACGGAAAAAGCGGAGCGAGAATTCATCCGGAGATTCGGGGCCGCCCTGGAAGGTGATCTCCACTCTCAAATGAGGCTTATTGTAGAATCACATTTCGGGCGGATACAGTCTTACTCCCGCGTTGAACAACTCTACACGGGCGGCATAAAAAAATCGAGAATTATCGTCGCCCCCGGCTGCTGCTCGGAAATATGCGAACCGATGCGAGACAAAGAGTTCGTTGTCTCGGATGTAAGGGCAATCATTCAAAAGGGTTTCATTAACGCCGACACCCCCGATGCCGCCCTCGAATTCATAAAGAAAACAACGCTAACGAAGGAAGACACCGATCTCCCGATAGAGGACCTTGTCGCTTCCGGGAAGGGATTTCCTAAATATCATCCGCACTGCCGGTGTACAAACCAGGGGGTAATTGAGAAATGAGCAGAAAACGCTTTTTAAGGCCACAAACGGACCGGGCTAAGGGTTACGGTGCCACGGTGGCATTAAACCGAAATATACCGGTTTATAAACCGTTTATAAACCGCAAAAATCAAGGAGGACTGGATGTCTGAAAAACGAAAGGAACAGAAAAAAGCATTCATTCGATTAAAAAAGGGGGTCGCCCAGGCGACGCATTTTTTAGAGCTTGCCCCCGCGACCCCGCTTGACGTAAAGGTTGAGACGCTGTCACAAGCGGCGGATGAAACAAAAAAGGAAGGTGAAAAGCCCCTTCCCCCTAACCCGGACGATTATGTCCAGAAAGACTTCCGCCTGTTAAGTGCAATCATTATCCCGGGTGCCCGTTTTCCCATCGACTATACGCGACCCGGGGTGCTGGAATCGGCGGTTCATAAATTCAGACGGACACTTTTTACCGATCACTGGCATTGGTTGAACGATTGCGTCGGGTCGGTCCGGTTTCCCCGGTGGAATGCAAGCAGTAAACCGCCCGGGGTAGATGGGACATTGTTCGTTTTGAGGGAAGCGGCTTCCGACAGGAAACGGGATATCGCCAAACTGGTCGGAGACGGTCACATCGATCGTTGTTCCGTGACGATCGTTTTTGCCTGGGAACAATCCCACCTCGATATGAAAGAAAAGGAATTTTGGTTGAGAATCGGCGAAACAGATGAGAAAGGGGAGTTGATCCGGATAATCGTAACGGAAGTGATCGACATCTACGAAGTGAGTCTCGTGTACTTCGGCGCTGACAATACCGCCGGGGGTCACGACCTCGATGAAGTACAGTATTCCGCCGACGACAGCCCGGAAATGGAATCAGCACAATGTCTACAAGATGAAACATCAAATAAAACAAAGGAGGTAACAAACGTTATGAAAGAAAAGTTTGAAGCCATTAAGGCGAAACTCGCCGGATACCTCGGGAAAGTGTTCGAGACGGAACTGGAGGTCGTCCAGGGCGTCGAACAATTGATCGAGGAGGTAGCGGCGTTAAAAACAGAAAAGACCGCACTGGAAACACAGGTCACCGGGTTGACTAAATCGAAAGGTTTCCTTGACAAACTGACCGAAGAACTCCGGGCGGCTGTGATCAGGCTGGCGACGGCCTTCGGTAATGGGAAACTGGACGCACACGAAGAGGACCTTTATAAACAGGCTCCTTATGAGAAGCTTGAGAGTTATAAGGCAGCCCTGGAAAACAAGGTCCCGCTTAAGTGCGAGAACTGCGGGCATACGGTTATTTCCCGCCGTTCCAGTATCGAGGCTCCCCTCGGCCCTCCGGTCCCCGGTTCGGGCGGAAAGGGTAAAAATTCGCAGACCGTCAGGTTAACGAACATCGCTTAACCTGCCGGGCATAAAGGAGTATACAGATAATGTCACAGCAAAAGATTTTACACAACAACGACCATGGCGTCGCGAACGCGACGGTCACCTTCAAAACCGAAGTTATGGAGTTTGACCACGTGGTATTGGTCGGCGATCGTGAGTGTTCCCTGGCGACCCTGGGTAGCAGGCCGTTAGGAATAGCGACAAGAGTCCCGGACACATTCCCGGGGAGCGGGTCGGTTCAAACCGAATTCCCGAACTACGTTTACGTAAAGTGCGGGGAAACGATCGCCGCCGGTGACCCGGTAAAACTTGGTACGACGGACCCCACGACGAAGGAACAAAAGTACATAAAGTTTAACCCGGCCACCGATAACGGAATCTATGAACTCGGGGTGTGTTTCGTCGGCGGTGACGTGGACGAATACGGCGAGTTCTACGTGAGATAGGAGGCAATCATGCAAACACAATTACAAATCAATCGATTACATGAGGAATTACAACAATTGCGGGACATGGGGATAAACCGGACCCTTCGGGAACACCTCGACCTTAGATTCCGCGAGTATGTCCCCTCGACTGCGGGTCCGAACACGGCCCCCATCGAAACCCAGTTCGCCCGGGAAGCCGCCGAAGGCGTCCCCGCCGGATATCCGGCCGCGTCGAACGATACCGTCGTACAATCGTATGGTCTCGAAAAATACATCGATGAGTTTCTCCGGGATAACGCCGAACAGACAAACGGGGTGGAAGATATCCGACGCATAACGGTCCGGCAATTTTTGAACTTCGGCGCGGATTTTGTCAAGTTGTTCTCCGAACTGATACTCGGCGTCGTTACGGACGGATACCGCGCAGTGTTCGATGTGGCCGAGTTGCTGGCCCTTAGTGTGAACACAACCGCCACATCTATAACCCTGCCTATCATCGATACGAAACCCATGGGTAAAATGGTTGCCCGTGACGAGATGGTCGAGACCGGTGTCGAATTTAAGAAAGATTTTATCACGGTTGGTACAAAAACGATTGACGTGGGCGATTTTGGACGTCAAATCGATCTCCCGACGTATGCGGTAGAGGATTTACCCTTCGACATTCTCTCGGTTCTTATCCGGCAGCGCGGCGTTGCACTCGCGATCGATAAGTTGACATACCTTGTCGATGTCTTCAAAAATGGGGACGGTGGCGTTGATAAAAAGAAGAACGCCGTCACCGACACAATCGCCGAGATCGGGGTACAGGATACGGCAAAAGGTATTCAGTTCCGCGATATCCTTCGGGCGGCCGTAAGGATGGCCCTTAAAGGATACCCCGCCGCGAATATCCTGGCCGAAGAAGAACAGTTCATCAATATTCAATGTTTAGAGGAGTTCTGGAAAAAAGAACAGGGGACTCCCAGGGTACAACTCAGAGTCAAAGGAGGGATACAAATACCCGACACGTTATGGCCTATTATAAGCGGAATCGGTGACGATTCGGCGATAGTACACTGCAAGGAATCATGCACCGGCGAATTCAATCGACAGGGATTAAAAATCGAAACACAGAAGCTGATCACAAAGAGACTTCACGAGGTCGTCGTTTCCACCCGGCTGGGATACATGAACTTTTTCAGGCCCGCAAGGGTACTCATCAACGGTACAAAAACTATTGCGGAAGCGCCCTTCCCCGATTTCATGGCCCTGTTCGCCCCCGAAAAGAAAGGGGCATAACCGATGCCTACCGATAAAAAGACCATGACCGTAACGGTGACCGGGGGGGCGCACGTAAACAACGCCCCCCCGGCCCCGGCCGTCCACCGGGTTACCGGGATTAAACCGCTGCCCCTACCGAAAGGGCAAAAACAGGAGGTTCAAAAATGAGCCTCATCGATGCCGCATATTTCCAGGGATACCATAAACAAAAAGAAGCGGACTTCCCTACGGACTTTATTGGAAAGCACATACCTAACGCCGAGGTCGAATTAATGCTTCTTACCGGTGATCTCTTCGATGAAATGGAAACCCTCGCGGGAAAAGACCCCGGGTCCCTGGACACAAAAGAAACCCGGAAACTAACGGTATTCAAAAACGC